TGCAGCTATTAAGGAAGCCAGAAAAGACTGGGGCTTCGACCGGACTACATACCTCAACAGCTCGGAGGCTGATGCCTGCATCCGCAGTATATGGTACTCTAAACATCGGCCGGGTGAAGCGGCCGAGCAGGACTGGGGTTACGCTCGTCGCGGTCACGCTGTCGAGGCGTACATTATCGACAGCCTGTCCATCTTGAACGATGTTTCTCTCGACCTTGTGGGTGCTGGTCAGGTCAGCCTGCAGGACGAGAAGCGCCGGCTCTCGGCGACACCCGATGGGGTCATACGGTTTGGCGACGGGGATTGGTTGGGCCTCGAAGTCAAGTCCATAGACCCGCGAACAAACACCGGGCGTCTGCCGAAGCCGGCGCACATTACTCAGATGCGCATCGCTATGGCCCTGCTGAACCAGAAGTCTGAGTACAATCTCACGCAAGGCTACCTGCTCTACGTCGACGCGTCGAACTTCAACCGCATGTTCGAGTTCGTCATCGACGCTGACGACCGCATCCTCGATTCCTATGCCAACAAGGCCAAGCGAGTTTTCTCTGCGGTCAGCGACAGTGTTCTTGACCGAGAGGGCAAGCGCACTGGCGAGTGTAAATACTGCGCGTTTACCGCTATCTGCGGTGTGTCTGCAGAGGAGAGCAGGACGCCCCGGCCTAAGTCTCGGCCGGGTGGGTTTGATACGGCTGTCTTGCGCTACGTAGAGCTGCAGGACACAGAGGCTGCCATCAAGGCGGAGAAGGACAGCCTGAAGGAAGATATGAAACAAGCCCTGCAGAGTGCAGGGCCAATGATTGTCGGCAACATCGAGGTCTCGATGTCGCGGACCAAGGGACGTGCCAGCCTCGATCGTAAGGCTGTCGCGGCGGCGGGGATCGATCTGACCCCGTTTGAAAAAGTGGGCGCTCCTGTCGAGCGTCTTAATGTGAAACGTGTCAATTACAGGTGACCAACATGACTAACGCACTGACTGCTTTTATCAACGATACCAACCTCCCGGCTCTGGATGACGACGCAATGGCCGCTGCCATCGACGGCAGTCAAGAGGAGGACGGATACTCTAAGGGCGGTGGGATCACGTTCATCGACTTCTCCGGCAAGATGAACCAGTACCGGGTCGGCAAAGACCGCGAAGGTATTGACCCGGAATCCATGTTTCTGTTCGAGCCAATGTCCGCTACTAAAGGCTGGATCTGCTGGAAGGGCGGCAAGGTTGTCGGCCGCGAGGAGTGGTCGTACTTGAACAAGGCCGCCGCCGTACCGGCGGAGAGCCTCGAGGATTACGGACCCTACAAGGACGGCGACGGCTGGAAGCCTCTGCGTGGTTTTGGCTGCGTTGCCCTCGATGGCAGCGGGCAGAACTTCAAGTTCTCGTCAAACGCCGCCGGTGCCCGCAACTCCATCGAGGAGATGCTGTCAAAGGTATCCGCGCAGATTAAAAGCAAAGAACCATCTTTGCCGATAATCAAGTTCGCGTCGGAGTCGTTCACGGCAAACGACCACACGAACTGGAAGCCTACCTTCCCGGTCGTCGCGTGGGTTACTCGGGAGGCTGCGCTGGCCTTCTTCGCAGGAGGTAGCATGGACGACCTGCTCGCGGGCAAACAGCCCAAAAAACTCAAGTAGGGGGAAGGCCGCCGCCTTAACGGGCGGCGGCCACTTGATATGTACAAACTGATCACAGATACCGACGAGCTGCAGCAGTATGTCGACGCCATCGACGACGGGTTCTGCGCACTCGACTTTGAAACCACCTCTCTACGGCCCTCAGATGGGCGTGTGAGGCTTGTCAGCCTGTTCGATGGTACTCGGGGTGCCGTCGTGGACTTCGACGCCATACAGGGCGGATTCGAGGCCTGCGCGTACATGTTCAGCCGGGGGGAGTGGATCGTATTCAACAGCGGGTTCGAGCTGAGGTGGTTCATCGCCGCCGGATACCCGAAAACACGCTGCCGGGATGTTGGTTTCCTGCGCCGCGCCATACTTGGCGGAGGCCGCTACAGCTTGAAGCAGGTTGTGGCGTGGGACTTGGACCGGAAGATGGACAAGACGGAGCAGACCAGCAACTGGGCTGCCCCGGAGCTGACGCAGTCCCAGCTCGACTACGCGTTCAAGGACGCGGTCGATACGTGGGATCTGTTTCAGCACTGGTATGATAGATCCGACGAGCTGCATCTGGGGGCTTGGGAGCTGCTCGACGGTATGGTGCCGGCGGTGATCGAGATGGAGGACAGCGGTATGCTTGTCGATACTCGCCGGCACCGACACTTAGCTAAGCGGTGGGCCGAGATATCGGAGGATAAGATCAAGGCTCTCCGCTCAGTAGTCCCGCCAGAGCAGGTCGAGAACATCAACTCCGACACGCAGTGGAGCGACTTCTTCGCCCGCGAGATGCCCGACAACATCCTGTCGAAGTGGCCCCGCACTGAGAAGACCGGCACCCTGTCCATGACAGGTAACACGCTGTCGAAGATCGGCGCACACTTCTATGCGCACTTTGGGGAGAACCCGATAACTTCTTTGGTCGACGACCTGCGGGACTACAAGAAGATGTCTAAGTACCTCAGCAGCTTCGGCTACACACTGGCCGACAAGGCTGAGGTACACGAGGACAGGCGGGTGCGCTGCCGGTTCAACATCGGAGCTGCAAAGACATGCAGGTTCTCGTCTACCGGGCCGAACCTACAGCAGATCCCCCGCGACCTTGACCTGCTCGGCGAGCGCACCAGCGTGCGGTCCTCATTCATTGCTCCATCCGGCAAGAAGCTGGTCAGCTTGGACTACAGCGGCATCGAGCTGCGCGTGCTTGCCCTGCTGTCGGAGGACGAGCAGCTCCTGCAAGACGTTGTATATGGCGACGTTCATGCTGAGGTGGCGTCTGTCATCGCCGGCCACGCCATCGACAAGTCGACGCCGGAGGGCAAGGCGGCACGAACTGCGGCCAAGGCCGTCAGCTTCGGCATCATCTACGGATCCGGTGCCGGAGGCCTGTCCGTCACGATGCGCACCTCCACCAACAAAGCCCAGCACTATATCGACTTCTGGTCAGAGCGGTACAGCAACGCGTTTGGCTATCGCGACGTGATGATGGAGCAGGCAGCGAAGACCCGCTATATCCGCTGCATCGACGGCGGCACCATCTACATGGGCAAGAGCCCGGACCTGCCGAAGTGCGCCAACTATCCCGTGCAGCGAGCTGCGCTGTCGGTCATGGCCCGCGCCATCTTTCGCCACAAGCAGACACTGGACGCACAGCGTCAGGCTAGACAGCAGCAGCAGACACTGATACTATCCACGATCCACGACGCGTTGATTGACGAGGCTGCGGCCGACGACGCGCAGGACTGCCTTCTTCTGATGGAGAAGGATATGACTGCCGGTTACCTTGATCTGTTCCCCGGAGCCCCGACGGACGGACTGGTTGAGGGAGGCATTGGTGATAACTGGGGCAAGTTAGGTTAGAGGAGATAACCATGTTCAATACTAAGCGCGACATTCAAGAGCTGACTAATAGGGTTGAGGTTGTGGAGCGGTTAATCGCAAAGATGCACAAGGAGCTTGTGTCCAAGCGGGCTCCCGAAGCCAGACCGCATCTCGGGTTGAAAAAGCGGAGCGGGCACCACAACGAACGCTACCTCACGCACCTGCTCGATGGTCGCATCGATATAGAGGCCAGCTTAGATCAGATCGGCCGCACCGCCCACGAGGTCATTAAGGGTCAGTGGCCTAAGAGAAGCGCAGAGTGCCGTATAGATCACGCCCTGAGGGTGGGGGGCGGTAGAGGGGGTATGATCAGCCGGGAGCAGTGGCTGTCTGATAACCCTGAGCAGCTCGATCTATTTCGATGACCCGTACTGAGCAATTCGATGCTGCGTGCGCAGACGTTACACAGCGCCGGGAAGTTAACTACGGGCACCCGCTGGATAACTTCCGTCGGGGTCAGGCTATCATGGATGTAGTAGCAGAGTGCCCGCACCCGGAGGTGCGGTGTGCTCTGACCCTAATAGCAATCAAGATGGCCCGGTTGATCGCTACGCCGGACCATATCGACAGCGCCATAGATATCGCCGGCTATGCGCGTACCATCGTCATGGCGTTAGATGAAGAGGAGAAAAGAGATGGCTAAAACAGGAGCCGAGCGGCAGAAGGAATACGAACTGCGCAAGGTGGAGGCAGGTTTCAAGCGAGTGCCTGTGTGGGTTCCGGTCGACAAGATCGAGGAGCTGAAGGCCTTTGTGCAGACCCTTCAAAAATAATCATGTGTGATGTAGTTGAGACGATAGATCAGGCTCTCGGGAGGGTTTCCCGAGAGCTTGACAGCGCCATCTTCGACAACGATTATGAGGTTATCCCGAAGCTGGAGGCTGAGCTTTCTAATTTGCGTCGTTTGCAGCAGGCCGGTCACACGTGGACCGTTAACTTTTAACCGGGGCTTTTTGTCTCTCCCTTCCCCGGACGACTGGCGGCGCTTTACAGCGCCGCCTTTTTTCTTTTCCACGTCAGGAAGTCAGCGCCTTCCTCAAGATCCGCGAACGCGCTGATCCGTTTGACCGCGCTGCCTTCCTCAGGGTCTATCACGAACAGGATCGTGGATCCGTATTCGTCCCGGTGGAAATTGTGCCGGGTTGCATACTCGTCAATCCATTTGTAGCCACGGGCGCGACCCATCCATACGACGCGCCCGTCCTCCATCTCCTCGTGCGTCAGGCCCCACGTGTGATGGTGTCCGGCCACATAGATGTCGGCGTCTTCGTCGAACAGAGCCGCACGCTTCTGACCGTGCAGGCGGTTATAGATCGACGTGCCTTTGTGGTTATGCGCGGCGTCGATCTTGACCTCGCCGCCGCCGGGGAACCGCAGCTTGAACTTAGCCCGCCAGTCGATCATTGGTATCTGTGCCACGTTCTCTGACTTCAGGAACGTGGAGAACTCGCCGTGCATCGTGTCGTGGTTGCCGTGCAGCCAGACCACCCACGGCACGCCGGCGTCACGCAGGAACCACCGCGCCAGCTTGCGTTCTGTCGGCTTGCTGATGTCGTCCTCCGCGTAGAGGTAGATCATCCGACCCCAGTTGTCAGCAGTATCGCCGATGTTAACGGCCATTATGCCTTCAGTCTGCGACATGATCTCGATGTCGCGCCGCAGCAGAGGTATGTTGCAGTGCGTTCCGAGATGCGGATCTCCGACGACGGCCAGCCCGACAGGCCCGTCGATACGCACGTTCACATCGAACCAAGTTTTCGCATCCTCGTTCGCCAGCTTCTTCTCGAACCGGCGAGACAGGTGGTCGAGGATCGCGTCGACTTCAATGTCGTCGTCCGGAAACACCGGCAGATCAAAGGTAGGCTTTTCCTGAGGCTCTTCGAGCGGCTTGTACTGCCCCCAGTCCACCTTGCGATACTTGCGCTCGGATGCTTCGAGGCGGGAATTGCGTGAGCCTGTCGGCAACTTGAGCTGCTTACACGCCGCTGCAAGTGCGCCATCTCTGTTGCTGATCGATTCGCCTACAGGGGCGTAACCCTCGCGCAGTTTCTGCTCTACTAACTCGACAAACTCTTTCGCTACATCTTTCGATATTCCGGGGTTAGGCATCTATACTCTCCAGCCGCCTAGCGTGACGCTCAGTGCGGTTCGTCGTCTGCCGGTACAGGTTGCTATCGCGAAGCTGTGCTGCGGCCTCACGCCAGTCCCTAGTTTCTATAGCGGCGTGATGCAGCTTGAACTTCTGGTATCGCGGCAATCCTAGCTGGAAGCACAGGGACGCAATGACGATACGCGCAGGGTCCGGCAGGTCGTCAAAGTCAGGGTGCAGCCAGCGAGCATCCTTCAGCGCGATATTAACATCCTGATTGTATAA